CTTCAACTAATCTAGCCGCAACAGATCAAGCTACAGATACACCGACTAATAATTTTGCAACATTAAATCCTTTATGGCGGTCAAGGTATGTTAATGGTGGTACTTTTTCAGAAGGTAATACTTCAATAGCATTTACTGCAAGTGATTCAGATAATGGATATGGTTTTTCAACATTAGGTGCATCTTCTGGAAAATGGTATTGGGAAATAAAAGTTCCAGTAGTTGCTAGAGCATTAATTGGTGTTGGAGATGCTAATATTATTGCTGGTTTTTCAAGCAATTTTTATGAACAGAATCCATCTTATGGAATTGGAATGTACAACGATGGTGCATTAAATGCAAATAACACAAGTGCTAGTTATGCAGATGCACTTTCAGATAATGATATTGTTATGGTTGCACTTGATATGGATAATTATTTACTTTGGTATGGTATTAATGGAACATGGCAAAATTCAGCAACACAAGTTGAAATAGAAAATGGAACTGCAACAAATGATGCAACAACAGAATTTGGTACTCAAAATGTTATTAATAATGGAGAACCTGTGTTTCCATTTGTTTGGGATTTATCTTCATCTGGTCAAGCATCTTTTCAATGTAACTTCGGTAATCCAGCTTTTTCAATCTCATCAGGCAACGCAGATGGAAATGGATATGGAAATTTTGAATATGCAGTACCTAGTGGTTATTACGCATTATGTACTAAAAATTTAGCGGAGTTCGGATAATGGCTTATACAACAATAGACGATCCAGAATTATATTTTCAGGTTAAGACTTATACTGGAAATTCTGATCATTATATAACAGGAGATTCACAAGCTATAACTTTTGATGGCTCTGAAGATATGTCTCCGAATTTAGTTTGGCTAAAATCAAGAACACAAGGTGGAACAGGATATAATGGAAATCATTGTCTTTTTGATAGTGTAAGAGGAACAACAAAATATATGGAAGCAGATTCAACTGCTACGGAAAAAACACAATCTGGTGTTACAGCTTTTGGAAGCGATGGTTTTACAGTTGGACCATACGATATAATGAATAATAGTGGAGATGCTTTTGTAGCTTGGTGCTGGAAAGCTGGAACATCATTTACTAATGATGCTAGCGCAACAAGTATTGGAGATACTGATAGTTCTGGAAGTGCATCATCTACTGCTGGATTTTCAATTTGTAGTTATCATGGTGCTGCTGGTGGTTCATCTATTGAAGTAAAACATGGTTTAGGTACAGTACCTCATGTGATGATAACAAAATGTCTTACCGATGCTAATTCCTGGGCAGTATATCATCATAAAAATACAGCAGCACCAGAAACAGATTATCTTGATTTAGATACTGACGATGCAACAGCAGATCATATCGCATGGGATGATACTGCACCTACTTCAGCAATTTTTACTGCTGGAGATTATTCATCTACTAATCGAGATGACGATTTTATTTCTTATTTCTGGACAGGTATACAAGGCTTCAGCAAGTTTGGCTCATACACAGGAAATGGAAATGCTGATGGAATATTTGTTTACACAGGATTCCGACCAGCTTTTTATATGAGCAAAAGAACTGATAGTACAGATGATTGGAATTTACATGATAATAAAAGACCAGCATATAACCCAGCAAATAAATTTTTAGAGCCAAATACTTCAGATGCTGAAGAAACAAGAACAATAGATTTTTTAAGTAATGGGATAAAACATTATACATCTAATGCTGGTTATAATGCTGATGGCGGAACATACATTTACATGGCTTTCGCAGAAGCACCATTCGTAAATTCTAATGGAGTACCTTGTAACGCGAGATAATTATGCTACAAAAAATTAAAATACAACCAGGATTTAACAAACAGGTCACTGCAACTGGCGGCGAGGGCCAATGGGTCAGTGGTGATTATGTTAGATTTAGATATGGCACACCTGAAAAAATTGGAGGTTGGGCTCAGTTAGGAGATGCTACTCTTACAGGAAGAAATACAGCACTACACCATTTTGTAAATTCAAGTGGTATTAAGTATGCAGCATTAGGTACAAACAGATTTTTATATATATACTCTGGAGGAGCTTTTTACGATATTACCCCCATTAAAAGTACAAATACATTAACAAATGCTTTTACAACAACACAAAGTGATGCAACAGTCACGATCACATTTGGAAGTGCTCACAGCATTTCTAAGTATGATATTATTCGTTTGGATAACTGGAGTACTATTACTAATTCTGATTTTGGTGCCAGTGATTTTAATGATAAAAATTTCATGGTGGCGACAGTTCCAACTTCTACAACAATTACTATTGAAATGGGATCTAATGAATCTGGATCAGGAGCGTCCACATCAGGTGGAGTAAGAGTTAAACATTTCTATTCAATAGGACCTGCAACTGAAGAATCAGCTGCTGGTTGGGGCTTGGGGCTTTGGGGCGGTAATGTTGCCGGTGAAGCTTTTTCAACTTTAGATGGTGCTTTAACAGATGCATCGACAAGTATTATACTAGATGATTCATCAGCTTTCCCA